TGGTGAAGCATGTGGCCATCTTCCCGGCCAGCCACTACATCGTCAGTGCCGATAAAAAGGCGGCGGCCATTGAAAAGATCCGCGCCGAGTGCGACGAGCAGGTGAAGAAGTTTACCGCAGAGGGCAAGCTCATCGAGGCCCAGCGCATCCAGCAGCGAACGAATTACGACATCGAGATGCTGACCGAAGTGGGGATCTGCAAGGGCATCGAGAACTATTCTGCGGTGCTGTCGGGCCGTGCGCCGGGCAGTATGCCCACCACCCTGCTGGATTATTTCCCGGAGGATTTTCTGCTCTTCGTGGATGAGAGCCACGTCACCCTGCCGCAGGTGCGTGCTATGTACGGCGGCGACTACGCCCGCAAAAAGACGCTGGTGGAATATGGATTCCGTCTGCCGTCGGCCTTTGACAACCGCCCCCTCAAGTTTGAGGAGGTGGAAAGCAAGCTAAACCAGATGGTGTTCGTCTCGGCCACGCCGGGCGAGTATGAGCGCCGGAACAGCACCCGGATCGCGCAGCAGGTCATCCGGCCCACCGGCCTGCTGGACCCGCTGATCTCGGTGCGGCCTGTGGAGGGGCAGGTGACTGACCTGCTGGGCGAGATCAACGCCCGCACGGCGAAGAACGAGCGTGTTCTTGTGACCACCCTGACCAAGAAGATGGCCGAGGACCTGACCGACTTCTTGACCGAGCAGGGCATCAAGGTCAAATATATGCACCACGAGGTGGATACCTTTGAACGGATGGAGATCATCAAAGATCTGCGCCTGGGTTCCATCGATGTGGTGGTGGGCATCAACCTCCTGCGCGAGGGCCTGGATCTGCCCGAGGTCAGCCTTGTGGCGATCCTGGATGCCGACAAGGAAGGCTTCCTGCGCAGTGAGACCAGCCTCATCCAGACCATTGGCCGTGCGGCCCGCAACGCCGAGGGTCTGGTCATTATGTACGCCGATGAGGTGACGGACAGCATGGAACGCGCCATCACCGAGACCGAGCGCCGCCGTGCCATCCAGATGGCCTACAATGAAGAACACGGCATCGTGCCTAAGACCATCGTCAAGGCCATTGCGGACAGCATTGAGATCAGCGATAAGGCGGAGAACGCAAAGCGGAATACCCGCCGCATGGGCAAACTGGAGCGGGAAGCTGCCATCGAGCGCCTGACCCGGGAGATGAAGGAGGCTGCCAAGCTGCTGGAATTCGAGCATGCGGCCTTCCTGCGTGACCAGATCGACCGCCTGCGCCGGGGCGAGAACCCCACCGTGGACTCGGATGCCGAGACCGAGCGCAGGCAGAACCATGCACAGACACAGAGAAGAGGGAGAAAGTACCTTGGCAAACGATAAGATCGTCATCAAAGGCGCACGGGAGCACAACCTGAAGAATATTGATCTGACCCTCCCGCGCGAAAAATTCATTGTTATGACCGGCCTGTCCGGTTCCGGCAAGTCGAGCCTTGCCTTCGATACCATTTATGCCGATGGCCAGCGCCGCTATGTGGAGAGCCTTTCCAGCTACGCCCGGATGTTCCTGGGCCGAATGGACAAGCCCGATGTGGATGAGATCACCGGCCTGTCGCCGGCCATTTCCATCGACCAGAAGACCACCAGCCACAACCCCCGCTCTACCGTGGGCACCGTGACCGAGATCTATGATTACCTGCGCCTGCTGTATGCCCGGGTGGGCGTGCCCCACTGCCCGGTGTGCGGTCGTGTCATCAGCCAGCAGACTGTGGATGAGATGGTGGATGCCGTGCTCAAGCTGGAGGACGGCACCAAATTCCAGGTGCTGGCTCCCGTGGTGCGCCAGCGAAAGGGCACGCAGCAGAAGGAGCTGGATGCCGCCCGGCGGGGCGGCTACTCCCGTGTGAGGATCGACGGCAATCTGTATGATCTGGACGAAGAGATCACGCTGGAAAAGAACATCAAGCACACAGTGGAGATCGTGGTGGACCGCCTTGCCATGCGCAAGGGCATCCGGGGCCGTCTGGCAGATTCGCTGGAAACTGCGCTGGCTCTGACCGGCGGCATCGTCGAGATCGATGTCATCGGTGGGGAGTGCATGACCTTCAGCCAGAACTTTGCCTGCCCGGAGCACGGCATCTCCATCGGGGATCTGTCGCCCCGGCTCTTCTCCTTCAACAACCCCCAGGGTGCCTGTGAGAAGTGCACGGGCCTTGGTACGTTTATGCGGGTGGACGAGGAGCGCATCCTGCCCAATAAGAACCTGTCCATCCGGCAGGGGGCCGTCAAGGCCAGCGGCTGGTACTACGCCGAGGGCTCTGTCAGCGAAATGTACTACCTTGGTCTGGGTAAAAAATACGGCTTTACGCTGGACACGCCCATCAAGGATATGAGTACCGAGGCGGTGAACGCCCTGCTCTACGGCACCAACGGCGAAAAGATCGAGATGCACCGAACCAACGAGTTCGGCAGCGGTGTCTACTATAATACGTTTGAGGGCATCGTGGAGAACCTGGAGCGCCGCTTCCGGGAGACCAACAGCGAGTGGATGAAGGAAGAGATCGGCAGCTTCATGTCCGGCGTGGAGTGCCCGGACTGCCACGGCAAGCGCCTGAAGCCAGTGGTGCTGGCAGTGACCGTTGGGGATAAGAACATCAGCGAGTTCTGCGAAATGTCCATCCGGGATGAGCTGAAATTCATTGCCGAAAATGAGCCGAACCTGACCGAGAAGCAGAGGCAGATCGGCGGTCAGATCATGAAGGAGATCCGGAACCGCCTGCAGTTTTTGCAGAGCGTGGGTCTGGATTACCTGACCCTGGCCCGTGCGGCTGGCACCCTGTCCGGCGGCGAAAGCCAACGCATCCGCCTCACCACCCAGATCGGCAGTGCGCTGTCCGGCGTGCTCTATGTGTTGGACGAGCCCAGCATCGGCCTGCACCAGCGTGACAACGACAAGCTCATTGCGACCCTGAAGAACCTGCGGGATCTCGGCAATACCGTCATCGTGGTCGAGCACGACGAGGATACCATGCGCAGCGCGGACTATATCGTGGATGTGGGCCCCGGCGCGGGCGTTCACGGCGGCGAGATCGTGGCGGCGGGCTCCGTGAAGGATATCTGTAAGGCCAAACGGAGCATCACCGGCGATTATCTTTCCGGCCGCAAGCGCATTGCTGTGCCCCAGACCCGCCGCACCGGCAATGGAAACTTCCTGACCGTGAAGGGTGCCCGGGAGAACAACCTGCGCAACATTGATGTCCGGTTCCCGCTGGGGGAGTTCGTCTGTGTGACCGGCATTTCCGGTTCCGGCAAGTCCAGCCTGATCAATGAGATCCTGTACAAGACGCTGGCCTGTGAGCTGAACGGTGCCCGCAGCCGTGCGGGCAAGTGCGACGGGGTGGAGGGTCTTGAGTTTGTGGATAAGGTCATTGGCATCGACCAGCAGCCCATCGGCCGCACGCCCCGCTCCAACCCGGCCACCTATACCGGCGTGTTCAACGATATCCGCGCCGTCTTTGCCGAGACCCAGGATGCAAAGATGCGCGGCTATGGCCCGGGCCGGTTCAGCTTCAATGTCAAGGGCGGCCGCTGTGAGGCTTGTGAGGGCAACGGCATCCTGCAGATCGAGATGCACTTCCTGCCGGACGTCTATGTGCCCTGCGAGGTATGCAAGGGCGCGCGCTATAACCGCGAGACGCTGGAAGTAAAGTATAAGGAAAAGACCATTGCGGACGTGCTGAATATGACCGTGGAGGAGGCGGTGGTGTTCTTTGCAAACCAGCCCAAGATCGCCCGCAAGCTGCAGACCCTGCTGGATGTGGGCCTTGGCTATGTGACCCTGGGTCAGAGTGCCACCACCCTGTCCGGCGGCGAAGCCCAGCGTGTGAAGCTGGCCAATGAGCTGGCCCGACGCAGCACCGGCAAGACGGTGTATATCCTCGATGAGCCTACCACCGGCCTGCACATTGCGGATGTGCATCGCCTGATCGAGGTATTGCAGAAGCTGGTGGATGCGGGCAACACGGTCATTGTCATCGAGCACAATCTGGATCTCATCAAGTGTGCGGACCACATCATTGACCTTGGCCCTGAAGGCGGCAGCGCCGGCGGCCTGGTGATTGCCGAGGGTACGCCCGAGCAGGTGGCCGAGGTGCCCGGCAGCTTTACCGGCCAGTACCTCAAGCCCCTGCTGGAAAAGGACAGGCAGCTGCGGGCCGCAGAAGCGGAAACTGGCGTAAAAGCAAAAAAGTAAAGCGGCGCTCATACGATAAAAATCATACTTTTCTTGAAAAAATCAGAAAAAGATGCAGAAAAGTGTTGACAAAACCCGGAAAGATGCGTATAATATCTTTTGTCGCCAATGCTTCGGTAGGGAGGCAGAGGACGATATCCGGGTGTAGCGCAGTTTTGGTAGCGCGCTTGAATGGGGTTCAAGAGGCCGTGAGTTCGATTCTCGCCACTCGGACCAGATGATTCCCAGTCGAACAACTGTTCGGCTGGGAATTTTTTTGTTTTTCGGAAGCAGACGCTTCGGAAAGATTAAAATAAATAAGCATTTCCGTGTCTGTGATCTCGATGCGATTTACAAAGGTATCAATGATCCTGCGGTTATAATCCTCGGTACGTTCATTGGGAGAGATAAGGAACTGCTCCAATAGGAAGAGGATGCGCTCACGATCCAGAACGGGTGGATGCACTTCTTTCAGGGATTCTAATTGATAGTTGAGGGTGCTTTCCTGCTGCTCCAAGTCAGCAAGGCGGGCGGACAGACGAGAGCTGGCAGTACCGTTTTCAATAGATTCAATGATATTGTTGATTTTTCGGCGCACATCAGCCAGGTTTTGCTCTAACATTGCACGCTCTGGATCGGGCTGGTTGACATCTGCCTGCTGTGCAGCGGCAATAGCGTCGGCCAGATCTTCAAGAGTGTCTGGACGAAGGATATTTTCACAGATGGCATTGACCACAAGATTCTCGGCAACATCTTTTGGGATGTTTTTCTTTTTGCAGGTACCGCCATCAGCTTTATTCCCGCAAGCATAGTAATAGTAAACATCGTTGCGGCAGTTGTGGCCGGAGATACCCCGCATCAGACTGTGGCAGCAACCGCAGAAAAGCTTGCCAGAGAGCAAGTAATCAGCATGGGAACTATGTGGTGCACGGTGCTGTTTATTGAGCGTGAGCATTTTCTGCGCCCTCTTCCATAAATCATCGTCGATGATGGCGGGGATTGCCCCATCAATACGGACATCGTAGGCTTTGCAGATATAGACACCATGATAGGCTTCATTCTGGATGATGCGAGGAATGCTGCATTTGTTGAAAGAATTGCCCTTACTGGTACGGAGCCCGGCAGCGTTCAGCTGATCCACGATGGAAGCGCTGCTCTCTCCGGCCGCATAATGCTCAAAGATGAACCGGATAGTGGGGGCATTTTTCTCGTCAATAATAAAATGCTTGTGTTCATCTGTGGTAAGCCCCAGGGGGCGGTTAGGATTGATTGCCTTCCCCTTGAGTGCGGATTCCCGCATACCACGCCGCATCTTTTGAGCCAGCTCAGCGGAATAGTATTCGGCCAGGGATTCCATCAGACCTTCCAAAATAATGCCCTCTGGTCCTTCCACAGAGCTTTCGGCTGCATAAAGAATACGAACTCCGTTATCTCGCAGCTTCTTTTTGTAGACCGCACTATCATAGCGATTGCGGGCAAAACGGTCAGTTTTCCAGCAGATCACGAGATCGAACAGATGTTTGCTGCTATCTGCGATCATCTGCTGAAAAGCCAGCCTGGATTCAACACCACGGCCCGAAATGTGCCGGTCAATGTATTCATGCACGATTGTCAAGCCATGCTGCCGGGCGTAGGCTTCGCAGTCCCGGCGCTGGCCCTCGATGCTCTGCTCGGTCTGCTGGGAACCGCCGCTGTAACGGTAGTAGGCAACCAGACGGTTCCCGGGAGATACTTTCTTTTTTCTTGCCATGATTGCTCCTTGTGCGCTGAGCAGGATCATGGTACAATGAAATTGCTCAGCAGGCGTGTTTTCTTATCCTATGATTATTCTCCGACAGACAGATTCCCCATCTGGCCCCGGCGGCTCTATCGTACAGAGCTGCCGGGGATTCTTTTTGCAATAAAAAAACGACCCCACCATGGTACGCATCGTTGAGAGGCGCGGCGGGGTCTGCAGTACGATTTTAATTGGTATGTTCTGAGGAGTTTGCCCCCAACTGCGCCCTTAGAAGCTCCATCATATTTACCATGGGAAGTATGATCTTACCGTTATTCAGGACGGTGGTAGAAATTGTTTCGATTTTACCCCGGGCGATACTATAGAGAGCGGTTGAACCATTCAGCCACAAGGATGCGGTGAAATCTTCATCTTTTGTGGATGCAGAAGTGCAAAACTCGCCGATCAATACGATATGATATTCCAGCTTGGCATCGGTGTTGTCCGGAACAGAATAACTTCCATCAAGGGTCAAACGAACCTTGCCCAGCTTTTCTGTTTCATCATCAGAAAGTGAAAGCTTGCTCACTGCCACCTTTACGTCTGTTTTCAAAACAGCATCATCGCCAATATCAAGCAAGTTGTTTGTAATGGTGCATTCTGTAATGAAACTGTTTTTATATTGGATGTTGGCCGAAAATTCATTGACATTCACGATGCGATCCCTCCCGGTGCCACTTTCTTGAAATCAATACGGAGCGCGTTTGAGAACTCGGTTTCCTCAGAAACAACGGTATGAATACTTTGCGAACGCACAGGAAAAAGCTGAACAGAGACAGATACTTCATCAAAAATTAAGGGACACTGTACAGAAAGCTTGAGCGCATTTGCGATTTCCACTAAGGTGTCGATGGTGTAATTGCATTCGCCGCTTTCCCAGCGGGATACGAGGCTTTGTTTTACACCCATTTTTTCGGCAAGCTCTTTCTGGGACAAATTGAGCTGCTTGCGCGCCTCCCGGATGATCTGACTGAGTTCAATGTGAAGCGCGGTCTTAGCTGTTTCTACAACAGACATGCTCTGGGTCAGAGCTTCCACCAGATCAGTCAACGTTGCTTTGCAGGACATGTTCATCTCTCCTTTAACAATTCTTCTAAACGCTGCCTTGCGATTGGAGTATATGCTGAATAACTGGTTTTCTTTTTGCCTGCCCGTTCATAGAAAGCAGCCAATAAGTAAAGGTGCCCCTCCTGATAAACGAACAGGATCCGAACGTTGGATGACGTAAATGGAAAACGCATCGAACAGAGCGGAGCTTCTCCGGCGAGGTGCTCCATGGGAGCTCCTTTCCCTTTGATCGCATCATCTCCGTATGAGTTCAGATTGAAAAGATACTCTTCCAGCTTTGACAGGAACTGCCCTTCGACACCTGCGCCTTTCAGGACTGCAAGCAGCTCACTGATCACGGCGGAATGCAAGGTTATCATACTCTCGTATTTTGAAAACAGTTCAATCAACAACCGCAAAAATCGATCTTTGTTCAGAAAAATCACTTCCTCCAATATGAATTATATCACTTAAAAGTTATATTTTCAATAGAACGCTCCACAAAAACGTGAAAAGCCCCGCCATGGTACGCATGGATGCTCATCCCCCCACCGGCTGAGCCCGGCGGGGGATTGTTTTGCCCCGCTGGTGTTGCCGCACTGGCGGGGTTATTTATTTGTATTGGTAAGGCCTTCGCGCAGTGCAGCAGCATCTCCGATTGTCCAACGGGAAATGTCCTTGGGTTTTCGATTCAGGCCATCATTATAACCTTGTTCGTAGCCGTTTTTCTTACCCTTGCGATAGCCTTCGCTGAAACCTTCCTTTGTGCCGAAATTGTATCCGTTATCATAGCCGGAGGATTTGGCATCTCTTTGCACTCTTTCGATATAAGGAGAAGACGGTGTATAGTGAGGTGCAAAATATCCTTCGCCAACGCAAAGGCCCGCAAAAAATAGAGAGATGGCAATAATAGTAAGAAAAATAAATAAAAGTCGGAAGTGTTGCTGCTGCTTTTTCAGTTGCCGACTGAATGAATTAGCTTGCTGATTCCAATAAATAGAATCATGTCCGTCACAATCGGAAGAATTATAAGCAGTCATTAACCGGGTATTTAATGATCGAATTTCACGATGAAGGTTGCCATTCTCTTGACATTCGTTATCATAGAAATGGGCCCATTCCTCCGCAGTGGAACCCTTATAGCGAACGGGATTTTGTACATTTCCCTTGAGCTCTTCTAGTGAAAGTTGAGTGTATCTATTCTGGGCCTCAGTACAAGCATTGTACCAATATTCCGCAGTTTGTCCGGCATATGTATCAGTTATAATTTTAGGAAGAGAGTGATTTTTGACTAACTGAGAAAAATACTGTTTATACCAGTATTCAGCATTATGGCCTTCGTAGAGTTCAGGCTCTGGGGGAGCTTTTTGTCGCAAGTATTCGACTTCGGTGCGAAGATCTGCGATTTTAGACTGGTAGAGTGAGCAACTTTTTTCAAGCCCAAGATACTTTTCCCGCCACTCGATGGAACTTGAATCGTCCGGCATCCGGGTCTGCGTTTGCAGTTCAAAATAACGGTCTGCCCAGTATTTGGCACCATGGCCGAGATAGGATGAACTGGACATAATATGCCTCCTTATTTACGCTTCTTTCGTATCCAATGCATCCGCAGCAAGTTTTTTATAGTATCCTGTACGATGTAAGTCCTCTGCGTACTCAATGACCTTAGACTGACCTTCTTCATTCAGCTCATCGAAAACCGAGAGCAAAGAGGTTTGGGCCTTGGTGAGGGAGGTCTGTGCCGGTTCGGCATCTTCCATTCCCATTAAATAAGTGGGAGTGGTATCTAGTACCAATGCAAGTTTTTCAAGAATAGAACGTTTCAGGTTGACAACAAGGCCATTTTCATATTTATAGATGGCCGCTTTTTGCACACCAACTTTGGCACCGAGTTCTTCCTGCGTCATCTGATGCTCAATGCGAAGCTGGCGTATCCGTTCGCCGGTGGTCATAGGACATCACCCTTTCATACGTTGTATCTTAATAATAACACAGATAATCTAAAAAGCAAGAAAAAATATCTTGACAAGATTCATACAACATGCTAATATTTAAGTATCCTAAAAAGATACTTAAATATAGAACAATATTTAAGGGGATGGATGAACGGAGGTGAAAAAGGGTGAATAAGAGAAAACTCAATGCTGTTATGCAGTTGCATGGGGAATCGCAACAAAATCTGGCGGATTTCCTCGAAATGAGCCTCTCACGGCTGAATGCTAAAATTAATGAATACCGTGGAGCACAGTTTCGACAGAATGAGATTGCAGCCATTCAGGAGCATTACGGCTTGACTGCCGAAGAAGTGAACGAGATATTTTTTGCTTCATTGGTATCTCAAAAAGATTCTAACGGGCCAGCGGCTTGACCCCACCGACCCGAAGAAGAACGCATGAAAAAGCCCCGGCGGGGAGCCGGGGGAAATGGAGAAATTATGAAGTACGAAGAAATTATGGCGTGCATCCAGGATATCAACGGCCCTTGGAGCAACGCGGCCTGCATGGGCTACTGCTTGATCGCAATGCGCCGGGCGGGGCTGAGGCCTACGGTACAGCGCCGGGTGCTGCGGGTGCTGGAAGGGGTGTTCGACGATGTGAGTGTGGAGAAGGCCGAGAAGACCGGATATGCCAATAAGGAGGAGTAAGGAGTGGACCGTTATATGATCGTGATCCCGGCGAAGAACCGGGCATTCAACATGAAGTGTGATGATGGTGACAGCATGAAGCTGGAGACCCTGCAGAAGCTGGTGGGCGGGCCGATCGAGCCGGTGCCCGCCTTGCTGAGCGCCGAGTGGGCGCGGGAGAAGGACGTGGACGGCATTCTGCTGCTGGTGAACGAGGAAGGGCTGATGAAGGAGCGCCCCCTGACGAACCAGCGCGCCAGTGAGATGACGGCGGCAGAGCTGGTGGGCCCGGCAGTCGTGGCCGCAAAGCGCGGCGATGAGCTGATCGGCTTTGCAAAGCCTGTGGTGGAGACCATCTGCGCCGAGTGGCTGTGAGGTGCTGCCATGGGCCGAAAGCAGAAACTGCCCTTTGAGCACTGGCAAATTATTGAATTGCTGCACATCACACAGGATTTTTACTCAAAACCAGAGAATGAGGCTGCATTTCAGGAATGGAAGGCGGCCAGAGATGCGAGAAAAGCAAAAAGGCCCGCCGGTGCGGGAACACCGACGAGCCAACCAGGGTGATGGTTTGACAACACATCACCAGAAGTTTAACACAGAGTTGGAGGATTTGCAAATGAAAAAGAAGATCACGGGCAGCGTGCTGAGCGCCGGTGCCATTGTGCTGGGACTGGCTGCAGCAGGCTGCGGCGGGGCCATTGAGAACGCGGCCGACGGCTGGGCAATGCTGGGCTACACGCTGCTGGCCATCGTGCTGGGGTGTGCAGCCCTGGCGCTGGCCGGGCTGGGCCTGGTGGCGGAACAGCGGAAGGAGCCGCAGAAGATCCACAAGGTGCCGGAGAACACGGTGAAGAAAGCCGTCTGCGGCAGAAAGGCGGGGTAAGGATGAAAATCACGATTTACAGAAATGGAAACGATAGCGGTCTGAGCATTGAGGATGGCGAGAGTGCAGCGGATGTTACACGGGTGATCATGCAGTCGGCAGTAAGTTTTGTTGTCAGCAGCGTGCCCAGTGACTTGAACAACGCCCAGAAAGAGGAGACCGTTTGGACTTTTGCAAAGGTCGCTGAACTGGAAATGCGGTTGGCACTGAGCCATAAACCGGTGACGGGCCATTTTGAGGGGAAAGAAGCTGCTTTTATGGAAGAGCTGATGAAACGGGCGATGGAGGACAAGCAGAAATGACGCTGGAAGATTACAAGAACATCCTGCGGACGGGAACGCCCAGCGACCGGGCGCGGGCCATTGCCGAGGCCGGGAACGACAGGAGCCTGACCGACGAGGAGTTCCACGAGCTGACGGCCATGATCAAGGGCGTTGTGCGGCCCGGGCGGCGGAAGATGACCCCGGACGAGGCAAAGCTCTGGGCGGAGGTGAGCCGGATCAACACCCGGTTGAAGGACGAGATGGTGAACGCGGGCTTTGCCGTGCGTGCCCTGCCCGGCGACCTGCAGGAGGATGCAATCAACGTTCTTTCCCGCACGGTGAGCGGGATGCTGGGCGACCTGACCGCCATGATGGCCGAGACCGGGGAACCCTGATGGATAAGACCCAGTGTGTACATGTATTTGAGATCACCCGGAGCCGGTGCCTGGCATGTGCAGGCCGGAACCGGGCGTGCGGGGAATATGAAGAACGGAGAAGTTACCATGAAAACAAAGATGAGCCTTTCGGCAGAGATGGACCTGACCCAGGACAGCGTGGTGCAGCTGACCTGCTGGTGCGGGCAGATCGCCTTACATGAGCTGTGGGGGCTGGGCCGCACCCGGCTTGACCGGATCACCAGACGGAAGGAGCTGCTGGGCAGCCAGAGCCTGGCTGTGGTGATGCAGCCGGACAAGAACGGGATGCCCCAGACGGAGAAGGCCCGGCGGCTGCGGGCGGAGGCGATCCCCAAGGGCGCGCCGACGGAATTCCGGGTGCCTGCGTTGCGGACACCCCGCACCCGGCGGGAGCAGCAGCTGAAAATGGTGGGCGACCGGGCGGCGACCATGGCCTGGCAGCTGATGGCGCTGGCCTGTGTGCAGGAGCTGGGGTTTGGAGCCGAACGGCTGAACCGGCTGTATGCAGAGATGCGCCACAACTACGAGCAGCTGAATGAGTGGGGCAAGACGGACGGGCTGGACGTGGCCATGGAAAAGCTGCGGCGCTGCGCCTGCGATGCCTTGCAGACTGAGGACATCGTGGTGGAGAACGTGGACGATGAAAAGACAGTGCAGACCCTGAGCCGAAGCTATAAGGAGCAGGAAACGGAGTTTCTGAAGCGGGCTGTGATGATGGCAGCGGGCCGCAATGCCTGCCGCCAGAGCCTGAATGTGCTGAACGAAGAGAGTGTCCGGCAGAAATGTGCGGATGCCATGGCAGCGGCCATGGCTCCGGCGGGAAGGAGGAGATTATAAGATGCAGAGTGGATGCAGATGGGTATACACCCTGATGGACTGGGACACCGGCGAGGTGGTGGCCAAGGGCACCAGCGTGGAGCTGGTGGAGCAGGGATATTTTCCAGATGTGAACAAGCTGAGCAGCGTTTGGAATAATCTGGAAAAGTGCAAAAACCCCAGCCCGAAGAACTACCGATGGAAAATGGAGCGGAAGAGCACAAAGGACGACCGGGTGGAGAGGGCCCGGGCAGAGGGCCTGAGCGCGGACGAGCGGGCCGAGACCCGGATGGTGCGGGTGTACAGCTGCTACGGTGCGGACGGCACCCTGCTGGGCAAGGGCACGGCGGCAGAGCTGAAGGACAAGGGATTGTTTGGCAGCGAGGGCACAGTGCACGAGTGCTACCGCAAGCGGGGCGGCGTTACGCGGATGGAGATGGAGCTGTGCCAGAAACGGATCAGGCACCCCATAAAGCGGTCGGATCAGCCGGTAAAGGTGAAGCGCAAGCCCATTGGCGGCGTGCTCGACCCAAGCCCCCTGGCCTACGACGTGCACGATCTGATGATCTACAACGAGAAGGCCCGGAAAATTGGAAAGCCGGAACTGACCTACGGATACTGGGCGGAAAAAGGAAAGCCCGCCACGCCTTAAACACCTTAATCTATTATGAAGAGCAACGGATACGATGGACCTGACACGTCCACCGTATCCGTTACGTTTCATAATACCTTTATAAAGAAAGAGGGGGAAGGGCCCTCTTTGGGGAGCTAGTATACCCGTTATTTCTGTGACGGTGGGGTCACGGGAAAGAGACTATCAGCAGAAAGTGAAAGCCAGCAGGAGGGCACCGGGATGCGCTGTAACTACATCCGAGAGAAAAAATACCAGTGCGGGGATGACTACATGGCAGTCGGAGTGTTCTCCATCATCCCCCAGGAACACCGGGGCCGGGGCAAGAAGCGGAAGGAATCCAGCGAGGGGCAGAAGGCGAAGAACAAAATGGATTCCCTGCGCAAGCGCCAGAGAAAGGCGCTGACCAATTTCAGTCCGGCGGGAATGTTCCTGACCGGTACATACGAGGATCCATTTCTGCCGGAGGATATTCTGGCCTGCCGGAGAGACGTGGAGAACTACAAGCGGCGGGTGATGGCGGCCACCTGCAAGCGGTTCGGGGCAAGGCGGGAGGACATCCGCCTGATGCTGGTGGCGGTGCGCAAGGGAGAAGCAGGACGGCTGCACATGCACGGTTTTGCGGAATGCCCGGGCCTGACTGCGGCCCGGCGACGGGAGTGGCGGGAGATGCTGGAGGATCTGTGGCGGCGGCGTATCCCCGGCTCCAACGAGTTTGAGCCGCTGGGAACCATGAACGTGGATCGGATCGACATGAAAAAGCTGCTGGGCAAGAGTGGGCAGGGCGAATACGGCACGGTGGGCTACCTCTACGGCCACAAGGAGCGGCTGTGGGTGGAAACGGCCAACCTGCGCCCGGCCATTGAGCAGGCCCCCAACGATGGGAGATGGAGCCGGAAACAGCTGCGGGCCGCCTGCGGGGAAAAGCAGAACGATGCCAAGTGGTGGGAGCAGCGGTTTCCCGGCTGGAAGATGGAAAAGTGCATCGTGCTGGAGCCCGGCGGGCTGCATGAGAGCCCGAAGCGGGAAGGAACCGGCTGGGAACGGCTGGAACCACAATGCTATGTGATCCTGCGTCGGAGGGAGGCTGCGATTCTTCGCACCTGACAGATAAAACACCGGTATTTTGCGCGTTATACCCATGCGAAAAGAAGGTGGAGCGGTGACAAAAGAGCAGAAGAAAGCGACCCGGCAGGCTCTGCGCCGATATGGCGAGGGGTCTGTTTGTGCTGCCTGGGCTCAGGTGATCGGGGCGGTGCTGGCCTGGTACGACCGCAATGACCCGGTATGCGCCCAGCTGCTGCGGCTGCGCTACCTGCAAGGTCTGCCCGAGGAAAAGGTGATCGCCCGGCTGTATGTGGGGCGGACGACCTACTACACCAAAGAGCTGGAAGCCCTGAGCACCGTGGCAGTGTGTGCAGCGGATGCAGGGCTGCTGCCCGGCGGGCAAATGTCCGGGGTATTTTGAGCGGGCGAGACGTGATAGGCTATTTGCAAAGGCAGGTGAGAGAGTTGGCGAAAAAGCGGGCGTACTGCAAGAATACCGTGAAGGGGAAACAGCGGGGAAAGAAATACCCGGCGGCGTTCCGGGCCGAGGTGGTGATGGCCATGCTGGGCTCCAACTCCGTCTGCGCTGTGGCGAAGAAGTACGGCGTGCCGGAGAGCACCATCCGCAGCTGGATGAGCGAGGAGGCAGGCCGCAGTGATGCCTTTGCAAAGGCCCGGCAGGAAGCCGCGCGGGAGATCGCCATCCGGGCAAGCCTGGGGGTGCGGGCACAGGTGACCTTTTTGCAGGGCCGGGCCGCTGAGAGCCAACGGGCGGCGCAGATCACGGAGAGGCTGCACCGGCGTTTGGACGAGGACACCCGGGCCCGGGACTTTGCCGTGGGCACCCTGCTGAAGGATGACCCGGAGGAGCTGGCGGATGCCACCGAGACCGGCCTTGTGGTGTATGCCAGCCCGGGCAGCTATGACAGGCAGCTGGATGACACGGAACGCAGGCGGCTGAACGCCGAACTGGAGCGGTACGAGGGCCGGGTGATGAGCGACAAGAACGCGGCCGGTGTGGCCAAGGTGCTGATGGAAGTGGCCGAAAAGGCTGCTGCCATGGTCCCGGCGGAGAACACCGACAGCGAGAGCGGTCCGCCGATGGTGGAGATCGCGGCAGCCAGTGAGACGGACGGCCAGCAGGAGGTGGAAGTGGATGGCGGCACAAAGGATGCGTGACGGCAGACCGGTGATCTGGTCGCCGCAGCCTGCCCAGGCACGGTTCATGCAGCGCACCGAGAACGAAGTGCTGTATGGCGGGGCCGCAGGAGGCGGCAAGAGCGATGCGCTGGTGATCGAGGCCCTGCGGCAGGTGGAGATCCCACACTACCGGGGGCTCATCATCCGAAAGACGTTTCCCCAGCTGCGGGAGCTCATTGACAAGACCATGCGGTATTACAAGCCGGTTTTCCCCAAAGCCCGGTACAACAGCAGCACCCACTGCTGGACCTTTCCCAGCGGTGCAAAGATCTATTTTGGCAGCCTGAACCACGCCCAGGACAAGTACAACTATCAGGGCCAGGCCTACGACTTTATCGGCTTTGACGAGCTGACCCATTTCACCTGGGAAGAGTACAGCTACCTGCTGAGCCGAAACCGTCCCAACGGCCCCGATACCCGGGTTTACACCCGGGCCACGGCCAACCCCGGCGGCATCGGCCACGGATGGGTGAAGGCAAGGTTCGTCAGCCCGGCCCCGCCCGGCACCCGGATGGTACAGATGGTAAAGGCCAGGGCTCCGGACGGACGGGAAATCGTGCAGCGGCGGACCCGCATCTTTATCCCCAGCACCGTGTTTGACAACGCGGCCCTGCTGGAAAATGACCCGGGATACCTGGGCACGCTGGCTGCGCTGCCGGAAGCGGAGAAGAAAGCCCTGCTCTACGGCGACTGGGACAGCTTTACCGGGCAGGTGTTCACCGAGTGGAAGAACGACCCGGCCCACTACGACGACCAGCGGTGGACACATGTGATCCGCCCGTTCCGCATCCCGGGACACTGGAAGATCTGGCGGGGGTACGATTTCGGCTACTCGAAGCCCTTTTCCGTGGGGTGGTATGCGGCGGACGAAGAGGGCAGGCTTTACCGCATCCGGGAGCTGTACGGCTGCACCGGAACCCCCAACGAGGGCATCAAGGCTGACCCTGTGAAGCAGGCAAGGATGATCCGGGAAGCAGAAGAGAACGACCCCATGCTCCGGGGCCGCACCATTCTGGGCGTGGCCGACCCGGCCATCTTCAACGAGAGCCAGGGCGAGAGCATTGCTGCCATGCAGGAAAAGAGCCCGAACTTTCTGCACTGGGCTCCCGGCGACCACACCCGGCTGGCGGGCAAGATGCAGTTCCACTACCGGCTGGCGTTCCAGGCGGACGGGCGGCCCATGCTGCAGGTGTTCAACACCTGCAAGCACTTTATCCGCACCATTCCGAACCTGGTATACAGCGAGAGCAACGTGGAGGACATTAACACCGACCAGGAGGATCACATCTACGACGAGTGCCGGTATGTGCTGATGGAGAATCCCCTCAGCCCGCCACGGACAGAGCCGGTGCAGCCCATGCCGGATGACCCGCTGGAGCTGGGGAAGAAAGCGAGGTTTTTTAGAGTATGACCGACGTGATCGGCACAGAGCAGGTGGCGAAGGCCACGGCGCTGTTACAGAGATACAAGACCGGCAAGGCGGCGCTGGACAAGCGGATCGTGGACAACGAGCTGTGGTTTCGGATGCAGCACTGGGCCAACTACCAGAACGAGATGATGGAGGGCAAGCCCAAACCTTCCAGCGGGTGGCTGTTCAACAGCATTGCCAATAAGCACGCGGATGCCATGGACAACTACCCGGAACCCAACGTGCTGCCCCGGGCAGCGGACGACGAGCAGACCGCCAAGGTGCTTTCCAAGATCCTGCCGGTGCTGCTGGAACAGGCGGAATACGAGCAGGTGTACAGCGATACCTGGTGGCGCAAGCTCAAGCAGGGCACTGGCGTGAAGGGCATCTTCTGGGACCCAGGCCTACGGAACGGCGTGGGGGACATCTCCATCAAGAGCATGGATCTGCTGATGATGTACTGGGAGCCCGGCGTGATGGACATCCAGGACAGCCCCCACCTGTTCAGTCTGGCGGTGGCCGACAACGAACAGCTGAAGGCCCAGTACCCCCAGCTGGAAGGCCACACCGGCAGCACGCTGGAAGTGGCAAAGTACATCCACGACCAGAGCATTGACACCTCCGACAAGAGCGTGGTGGTGGACTGGTACTACAAAAAGGCCCGGGAGGACGGGCGGCCTGTGCTGCACTACTGCAAGTTCTGCAACGGTGTGGTGCTCTACGCCAGCGAGAACGACCCGGCCCTGGCAGACAGGGGATTCTACGACCACGGAAAGTACCCCTTTGTGTTCGATACCCTGTTTGTGGAAGAGGACAGCCCGGCGGGCTTTGGGTACATCGACGTGATGAAGGACACCCAGACTGCCATCGACGAGATGAACGCGGCCATGGACGAGAACGTGAAGCTTTCGGCCAAGGCGCGGTACATCATCCAGGACGGGGCGGGCATCAACGAGCAGGAGCTGGCCGATTTTGGCAAGGACATCGTCCACGCGGCGGGGCGGGTGACGGACGAGACCCTGCGGCCCTTACAGACAGCGGGGCTGGCGGGCAACCTGATCACCTACCGGGACGCGAGAGTGGCGGAGCTGAAGGAGATCAGCGGCAACCGGGATGTTTCCCAGGGCGGCACCACCAGCGGCCTGACTGCGGCTTCTGCCATTGCGGCGCTGCAGGAGGCTGGCTCGAAGCTCTCCCGGGATATGCTGAAAAGCGCTTACCGGGCCTTTGCAAAGGAGTGCTATTTCATCATCGACCTGATGCGGCAGTTCTACGACGAGAGCCGGGTCTACCGCATTACCGGCGACAGCGGCCAGCCGGAGTATGTGCAGTTCTCCGGGGCAATGCTGCAGCCCCAGCCGGTTGACATGATCGGCGGGGTGGAGCTGGGCAGCCACGAGCCGGTGTTCGACATCACGGTATCGGCTGCCAAGAAGAGCACCTTCAGCCGCCTTTCCCAGAACGAGACGGCAAAGGAGTGCTACCAGATGGGGCTGTTTGCCCCGGCCAACGCTGACGCGGCGCTGGCGGTGCTGGATATGATGGACTTTGAGGGCATCGAAAAGGTGCGGGAACGGGTGCAGCAGAACGGCACCCTGTACACCCAACTGCAGCAGGCCATGGAGCAGCTGCAGAAGCTGAGCGCCATCATTGACCAGCAGAACGGCACCAACATGAGCGCCATGGCCGGGGCCGCTGCACAGGCGGCCGGAACCACGGGCGGCAGCAGCGGCAGACAGACCACCGCAAAGACAGCGACCAACGGCCTGGGGGCTGTGGTGGGCGGCGGAGGCAACAGCCTGGCCACCCAGGCGGCACAGCGGGCCATGAACGTGAATAATCCGAATAAGTGACCCTCTCAGCGCGCAATGCGTCTGACGACGCAGTTGCTTGCAGCTCCCCCGAAAGGGGAGCCCTGCTTAGAGGAAATTTTGGAAGGAGCGATAGAATGATCCAGATCACTTACAACGAGATGGGAGACATGATGTTCCTGCGGGCCGAGGGGCACGCGGAGTTTGCACCCAAGGGGCAGGACATTGTATGTGCTGCCGTGAGCGCGCTGATGCAGACGCTGGCCTACAGTCTGGACAGCGGGACCGTGACCTGTGCCGATGACCGGAACCTGATGGTGGTACAGGCAAAGCAGGGCACTGACAGCCTGGCAAAATTTGAGCTGGTGACAGACGGTCTGATCCTGCTGGCGGATGCCTACCCGGAGCATGTGCGGTACATCAACATGCACGCAGACAAGGCAGATGCCATTGATCTGCAGATGTTTGCAGACGGTGGTGCTGCGGGCGGGGACGGAACCTCTCAGTCCGCTGGCGCGGACAGCTCTCCCAACGGGAGAGCCAACGCATCTGCAGGGGCAGCGAACGGGGAAGGCAATGCCATTGAGCTGCCCGCCCTGCGGCCGGCAGAAGAGCGGCTGGCCCGGCGGAGCGGGGTGCTGAAGCGGAGCAGCCGGGAAGAGGGCTCACCCTCTCAGTCGGCGCAGAGCGCCGCCAGCTCCCCCGAGGGGGGAGCCCTTGGCAGTGAGGAAAAGTCTGAGCTGGACGAGGAAGCGGCAGAGAACCAGAACGAAGCCGAGGGCAAGGACGGCGAGGAGAAGGGCGAAGGCAAGACCAAGAGCCCGGAGGAGCGGCGGAAAGCCTTTGGTGAGCTGCTGCGCGGAGAGTATGCCGACCTGACCGAGGAGCTGATGCAGAACGCCGTGACCGAAGCGACCCGGCGGCTGGAAGCAAGCCCGGCCATGAAGGGTCTGATGCAGGCGCTGCAGGAAAAGTACGGCACGGATGCCAACGACCTGGTGGCCCTGACCGAGGCTGTGCGGAACGGCGCGGTGAAAGACGATGCCTACTACGAGAAGCTGGCCATGGAGAAGGGCGTTTCCACCAGGACGGCCCGGGAGCTGGACAAGCTGGAAAGCCAGAACAAGCACCTGACCGAACAGCAGCAGATGATCCAGCAGATGGAGCGTCAGCGTGTCCAGCAGGCCCGCATTGCAGAGCTGCAGGCCGGATGGGACCGGGAAGCGGAGCAGCTGAAAGCCCAGTATCCCGACTTCAACATGGCTGAGGTGCTGGCGAACCCGGAGGTGGAGAAGATGATGCGGTCGGGCGTTTCTATGACAAACGCCTACCGCAGCGCCTACTTTGATCACATCCTGAAACAGCAGCAGGCCGCCACGGCCCGGCAGGTGGAGCAGGGCGTGGTGAACCGGATGCAGCAGCGCAACGCCCGGCCCGGCGAGAATGGCACCCGCCCCGGCGGCGCGGTGCAGACCAAGATCGACGTATCCCACATGAGCCGCAAGGAAATGGAAGAGATGGAGAAGCGGGTCATGCGGGGTGAAGTTATTACACTTTAACAGGAGGAAGCTATGAAAGACAAGACCATGAAGCTGGATCTGCAGATGTTTGCAACGGCCAGCACCCAGAACCAGAACGCCACCAGCGCATCCGGCATGAGTGCCGAGATGAAAACCTTTTACGAGAAGCGCCTGATCGACCAGGCAGAGCCTGCCCTGGTGCATGACCAGTTCGGCGACCCGTATCCCATTCCGGCCAACGGCGGCAAGAACATCGAGTTCCGCAAGTATGACAGCCTGCCCAAGGCCACCACTCCGCTGACCGAGGGTGTGACCCCGGACGGCCAGACCATGAACGTTTCCACCGTTACCGCTGAAGTCAAGCAGTACGGCGGCTGGGTACCCATTACCGACACGCTGCAGCTGACTGCAATTGACAACAACATCGTGCAGGCAACCAAGATCATTGCCAGCCAGGCGGGCCGCACCCTGGACACCATCGTGCGTGATGTGCTGGCGGGCGGCACCAACGTGATCTATGCGCCCAAGATCGGCGAGGGCGGCGCGGAGACCCCTGTGACCAGCCGCGCTACCCTGGACGCGACCTGCCAGCTGACCAGCGACCTGATCGCCCGTGCGGCCACCCAGCTGAAGGCCATGAACGCTGACCCCATCGGCACCAGCTTTGTGGGCATCATCCACCCTTATGTGGCCTATGAACTGCGCCGCGACCCGGACTGGATCGATGTGCACAAGTACGCACAGCCGGACGAGATCTACAACGGCGAGATCGGCACGCTGCATGGTGTGCGCTTTGTGGAGACCAGCGAGGCAAAGATCTGGAAGGGCACCGGCTGCCCGGCGGGTCTGGCCGTGTTCAGCACTCTGATCCTGGGTGCCCACGCCTACGGTTCCACCGAGATCGAGGGCGGCGGCCTGGAGCACATCGTGAAGCAGCTGGGCTATGGTGACGACCCCCTGAACCAGCGCGCATCTGTGGGCTGGAAGGCACACAAGACCGCTGAGCGCCTGGTGGAGCAGTACATGGTGCGCATTGAGAGCTGCAGCGCACGGTACAGCGCAACGGCTGAGGCAAACTAAGGGGAATGTTCTCTTTTGCGTGCCAAAAGAGAACCAGAAAAGCACCCGCTACTTTCGAAGCGCGGGAGGCACG